GAATCGACCCAACGACCATCAGCTCCAACAGCAGTGTCTTGCTTGTCAATGCCAGGAGCAAACTTAATTTTCGTAAGCATCCTTAACTCCTATGATACGCTATTTGACTTAATCTGCCAACCCATATCGGCGTTTGTATAATACCAAACAATACATTGATTATTTGTATTCATATTATAGTTGCCGGTTCCTCTTTGAAGTTTTAAACTGTTTGGGTTTACCACACATTGATTTGTTCCAAATCCTACTCCTGTGATTGAAGCATCCATAATTGTAACTTCATCACCCATAGCTGGAGAAGCTGGAAGAGTAACTGTAACTTGAGCAGTTGCAGCTCTGATTAAAAGAACATCACCCGCTACTGCTGTGTAAGCAGTAACACTAGCCGAATCAATTTCTTTAACACCTGGTTGCATAATAGGCATATAAGCAGCTGGTGTTGCTCCCACTGAATAAATTAAACCATTAGCTCCTGTAGGTACATTTACATAAGTAGATGCACTTTGACCTGTAGTAAAAATTTGCACGGTGTGATTAGTTGTTGTTCTGTCGGTTGCGTCTTCTACAAAGAATACTCTGTTAGCTGTTCCGCCGGTTGTAGTAGCCGGAATTTCTAATAAAGAATTTCCACTTAATGTACCAATCAATTTGATGTACATATGTTTTCCATTAGCGGTGTCTGATCCATCCGCTAAACTTAACGTCGTAGTTCCTGTACTTAAAGTTACTTCTACATAACCTGTAACAGAAGTTTGTAATACTTTTAAATTAGTGTTTGTAATTGTTCCCCATAGACCAGCTTTTTCACCAGTTGTTACGAGTTCCATTGATATGTCTTTTGAATAAGTTGATGCCATAATATTAATAAGGGTCTATTGGTGTCCAAACCATACTTGCTCCCGGAATGATTTCATTCCAAGTAATTACTCCTGATTCTTTTGTTGTCAATACTAATGGAACCTTATCAGGGGTTACATTTGCATTTCCGCTAATAGTAACAGTTCCCGATCTAATAATCAACTGATTTCCAAGACCAGAATCCACCACTGCATTCCCTGAAACTGTAACAGTTCCAGTACCTAAAACTAATGGATTTTTTCCAATAGTTGTTAAATCTACGTTAGCATTACCACTAAGAGTAACCGTTCCCGTTCCGAGAACAAGAGGGTCTGCTCCTGATGATTGACTAACCGATGATACTGCTTGACCAACTGGTCCAATCGTTATGACTAGTCTATTTTTTTCTGCTGTAACTGTAACATTACCTTCCGTACCGGAATACGAAAAGGGTAGTTCTGAAAATGCGCCAAATCCTAATAACATATATAATCCTTAGAAGGAGACAGGGGGTATGTGGTGGTGCCCTGCCTCCATCAAAGAATTATATCATCGTTTAAACCAAGAAGGAAGTCCTAAATGTGGACGTTTGTCGAACATATTATCCTTCGCTCCTGGGGTCTTACGATTGTTATAATGCAGAAAAACTTGTACGCATTCTTTGCCTTTAAATTTTTCTCTCCAATGTTCCAGCTCACAGCCAGAATAAACCAGCATATCTCCTGGTTTTAAATCTACTTTAATCCCCTTTGCTTGGCTAGTAGTAGTTATTTTTTTACCATCCGGTATACCTACATTTTCATTAGGACTTAAATAGATAGGCCATTCATCACCCCCTAGATTCATAGTGGTCGATATTTCACAACTAAATCTATCTTTGTGTCTTTTAAGTTCATCACCTTTTTTGTAAATTCTTGCATAGGTATAAGCAGGATATAATTTTAATCCTGTCACTTTTTCCATTTCTGGTTGACATTTTAACATTAAAGTTTCCATAGCAATATCTGCGTAATGAGAATAAGTATGTGGAATCTGTTCATCTTGGCCTTCATAATAACCAAGTATAGTTTCAAAGGGAGAAAAATATCTCGATACTTTACAAGTATCATAGACTTGTTTTTGCATAGAAAAATAATTTGCAACAAAAGATGCTAGGTCTTTTGAGATTGCTTGACGGATAATTGTATATTTTTTCTTTTTAAACATCTTTAGCCATTTCTTTTAATACAGCGGATATATTAAAATGAATAAATCTAAACGGCGCTTTACCATAATCTACAGAAAATTCGTGTTCTAAATAGCCAGGAAAAAACATAAGTAATCCAGGTTCAGGTTTAAAATGAATTAATTCCGTACCAGGCCCTACTCCTTTTTGAGGTTTCATATGTAATTTAGTTGCTCTTGCCCCGGTCCTCGGTTCGTGAAAAATTGGGTATGAAGTTTTTTCACTAGCTTTTAAAAAATAAAAACCATTAACGTGAGTGTTCCAATGAATATGTGCGGAATGATGTCCACCACCTTTTTTAGCAAATTCTTGTACCCAACATTGTTCAAAGAAAGTGGTATACTTACTCATATCAAATCCTGAATGATCTAAAAACTCCCAACATTTTTGACCCACATAGTTTCTAAAATCCATAAATTGAGTGTCACCTAGTAATGGTGTGGAATGATAACTTCTACCAAAATCGCCGTGAGCTTTAAGATGAGCTTTAGCTTCTTTAGTTTTTCTTGCTTCTTTAATATATGGATCACTAGCTTTGTTTAAAGACTTAACAAAATCTTTTTTTATTTCAGTCCATACAGGTGTTACAAAATAATTATTTATATACATACTATTTAAATGGATATCCTAAATGCCATACGACAAGTGAGTATCTCGTTCCTCTCGTTACTGGTTTAACTCTATGCCACAAATGTGAAGGAAATACTACGATAGAGCCTTTAGGTAATATTTCAGGTACGCTTCTTATATGTTTACTTTCATCTCTCATATTAGGATCATAGTTTCTAAAATCAAATTCTAATTCTCCACCAGTGTACTCAGAACCATCTGTTAATTGACAAGTCATAGATAGTTTTCTCACTTTGCCATTATCAGGATCACCTTCTTTTCTTTTATAAGGCTTATCCCAAGGATCCGTATGCCAATCATAGTATTGGTTTAATTTATATTTGGTAAACTGACAAGACTCTGATCGACTCCATTCAAAATTCCAACCTGCGTTTTTGTTGGCCAGATGAACATAAGGATGTATTTCTTTATATATCCAAGTATCATTTAACCATACCAAATCAGAATTTCTTTTCTTTTTTATGTCTAATACTTCTTGCTTATTTAATTTTTTATCACCATAACCACCTGTTATAGCCATTGTTTCTTCTTTAGATAAGGCATATTTAATAACCTCATCACAAAACCTTGGAGTTAAAACTCCACTAAAATACCAGAAATAATTAGATAAATTCATATGTTATAGTTTGTATAAAGTTTAAAGAATCTTTTTGATTGTTGGTAATGTAATACATCTGTGTAGAGGGAAACATAATAAAATCATTATTGGCTAAAGGTATGTCCCAGCTTCTTCCCGCTCTTCTGTTTTGATCATAGTGTATTCGAACACTACAATCTTTAACATTGACTCCATAAAGAAAAGTATAATCAGGAGAATTTCTTAAATCAACTGGATCAATATTTAATAAAGGAATAGATAGTTCTTTTGGTTTATAAGCATTCCCCCACGTTTCTTTATTTACTAAAGTAAAATTGTGTTCTACTTTTATATGCTCTCGCATATATGTATTTAACATATCCCAATTTCGTGAGTATGGAAATTTAGAATTTTTAATTTGTGATGATAAAATATCTGATTGAAGTTTGTCTCGGTCTATTTCAAAACCTTTAGGCATATCTATAGTGCCGTAATGTAAATCTATTTCAGATAATACTTTCTTGTGCATACCACATACCTTTTTAATTTATGCTAGGCCGTTTGTCAAATCCCAAGATTGTCCGGATTCATTCCAATGATAACGCCAATAATGAGTATCTGCTGTATTTTGGGATTGTTGTTCTGCAGTTAATGCAGGAGCATCTCCAATTGGAGAGTCCCATTGTGCAGTTGTAGTATTTTTTACCCAAGATGCAAAAGGTTTTTTAGGCCAAAAGATTTGATTATCTTCGTCCCATTCATAACCTATACCTGCGTAATTTCCTCTTAATGGAGCACCACCTAATTTATGTTGATTACCTGATGTATTGTAAGATGTTTGAATCCACATTGGAGCAGGCCAATTATTATGTCTCTCTAAATATTGTTGTCCTACTGATTCATCTTCCACGCCATCAGCGTTAAGCATATCTTTATCACCCATCGTTAAAACGCCGATAACTTTTCCATTCATTCCTATTTTTGCAAAGTGTGCCATATGTTTCTCCTTATATATTGTTTTTAAATTTGTGTAAATACCTAAATATTATTTATACTTATACCTTATTATTACTACTCCTGAACCACCAGTACCTCCAGTATTTGATGGACCTGGAGCTCCACCTGATCCTCCAGCACCGCCGCCTCTATTTGTAGTTCCATTTACACCAGTTCCCGTATATCCTCCTGGGCCTCCAGCTCCACCAGTACCACACGGACTTGCAGATCCACCAGTACCGCCTGGGCTTGCTGCGTTATCTGTAGCACCTCCTCCTCCTCCAGAATAAGCTGTGGGAGAAAATGATATACAACTTGTTGTTCCAGTTCCGGCATCACCGCCTGTCCTACAACTTGCTTGTACACCAGCGATTGTAGCACCACCCCCACCACCACCATTGGTATTAGATACTACTCCATCAAATCCACCGCCGCCACCTGTTCCTTGCGCGGGATTAGTTGGAGGATTATTTCCTGTGCCTCCTGGGTGAGGTGATCCAGTACCGGGAGGGACTCCACCACTTCCTCCTCCACCAGATCCGCCTGTGCTTCCAACACCATTTCCTGAAACTCCATTTCCACCACCTGTTGAAACTTGAGAAAAAACACTTGAAGTACATCCATTACTTAAAGCAGCGCCTCCAGCACCTATAACAACGGGATAACCTGTTGCTGATACGGTAAATGCTGATACACTTCCAGCAATCGGTGAAGCAGTATAACTACCTGATACGGATCCGGGAGTTTCTCTAAAACCTCCAGCTCCTCCACCACCGCCTGCATAACTACCACCACCTCCACCACCAGCAACAATTAAATAATCACATTGAGTTGAACCTTGAGCATTTCCAGTGCAAGATACAGTAAAAGTTCCAGGACTTAAAAATGTATGAACTTTGTAATCACCACACGTTGTTACACATCCACCTGTTCCTGCTACAAAAAGTGCTGTAGGGGCGTCGTCTTGATTTCCTGAATCTGTTACTATCCATCCTTTAGTTGCATCTACATAAACTAAGGTCACGGCTACACCATTTGTGCTCAAAGATGAATTAACAGACATTCCACCTATATTAGAACCATTTCTATTTAATGTACAAGCGTTTGTATTAAAATTTTTTGCATAATCAGAAACTCCAACTACATCGCCGGCCGTCGGTGAGCCAGGTAAAGTTACCTCTACTGCTCCTGTTGTTGCAGTGTCTACAAAATATCCAACACCTGCTACGGCTGAAAAATCTACTGTTTTAATTGATGCTACATCCCAGTTAACGGCACCTGTTGCGCCGAAACCTGTTGCTGTACCATTGTTTGAAATCGTTACACCTGCAGGGATATTAAATGTATCTCCGCTATCTCCTAATGTGGTTGTACCACACGCTATTCTTGGACTAATTTTATTTACTTTTACTTCACTCATAATTATTGAAACCTATACCTTATTATTACAATTCCGCTACCACCAACTCCGGCTTGAACTCCAGGTCCTCCACCACTTGACCCACCGGCGCCACCGCCAGTATTACATCCTCCACTAGTTGCTACTGTATTTCCTCCACTAGGGCCACTACCACCAGTGCCTCCACCACCTGTGCCACCTGCTCCAGCTCCACCACCGCCATTATCAGAACCACCACCACCGCCTCCGGCATAAGCTGTTGGAGTTCCACTAATTGAAGTAGTAACACCAGCTCCGCCAGTTCCACCATCAGCAGGAGCGCCATTGCCCCCAGTAGCTCCAGCTCCCCCTCCGCCACCAGTCGTATAAAATGGTGGACTATTACCAGAATCACCACCGTCTTGACCTTGAGCAGGAGTTGTTGGAGGAGTGTTTCCACTACCTCCTGGTTGAGGTGTATGAGGAGAAACCGAACCTGCTCCACCACCCGAGCCACCATCTCCTCCTGGTGAGGTACTTCTATGTCCTGCTCCACCACCAGCAGATGTTATTGTTGAAAATATTGAAGGTGTGCCTTGTGTTCCATCCGTATAAGGAGGAGAGTTATCTGAAGCTCCGCCTCCACCTACCGTAATGGCATAACCTGTTGCTGTTACTGTAATTCTATTTCCTGGAGTTGGATAACCATTTAAAGGAGACCCACTATAAGGAGAACTTGGACTTACAAGTTCTCTAAAACCTCCAGCTCCACCTCCACCACCTCTATCACCTGCCGATCCACCACCACCTGCTACAACCATATATGAAACTATATTGTCTGCTGCAGTAGATCCTACTGAACAAACAGTAAAAGTTCCTGGGTTTAAAAATTTTGCTATTTTGTCATTTCCGCACGTAGTTAAAGTGTTACACGCTCCAGATATGGAAGCAGTCATAAAAGATTCACCAGCAAAAGTTGATGAATCATCTTGTGTTGCTACCCATCCTTGAGTTGCATCTACATAAACTAAAAATATTGAAGCACCTGCGGTATCAATTGTTACATCAGAAGCATCTGCGCCGTTAATTTTTGAACCACCTCTACCAATTGTTAAATTTGCTGTTGCAAAATTTCCGTTATAATCTTTTAATCCTACGATATCTCCTGCACTAGGAGAAGTAGGTAGTGTTAAAGTAAAAGCTCCGCTTGCTGCGGTATTACAAAAATATCCATTTCCTGATACTGCGGTAAATCCTGTTGTTTTAATTGAGGCGGTATCCCAATTTACTGTACCTGTTCTTCCGAATCCTGTTTGTGATGCACCTGATGCTAAATTAATTGTATCTCCACTTGCACCAAGTGTAATTGTGGTTCCGCACTTCTTAATTATATTAGAAGCGTCTGAAACTTTTTGAACATTATCTACTTTAACTGTACTTGTCATAATTATTGAAATTTATACCTTATTACTACTATACCTGAACCACCGCCTGCCCCAGCACCTAAAGGTGCACCGACTAAAACTCCACCTCCACCACCACCACCAGTATTAACAGTTCCTGCTGTAGCAACAGCTGGAATAGGATTAGAAGAACCACTACCACCTCCTCCAGAACCACCTGAACCTGGATTTCTTAAATAACCAGCTCCACCACCACCGCCTGCTCTTGCGACTGGACTAGCTGTAATTTCTGATGTTACTCCTGGACCACCGGCACCTCCTGCTGAAGGTTGGCCAGCTTGACCACACCCTCCTGCTCCACCGCCGCCTCCTGCACTAGCGCCAGGAGGACTACCAAGACCTACTTTTCCATCACTTCCTTGTACTGGAGTTGTTGGAGGTGTGTTACCAGCTCCTCCCCCAGAACCTATACACCCACTATTTTCTCCACCTCCACCACCAGATCCTCCAGCGATACCACCTATAAGAGGAGATGTGTTACTACCTCCACCACCACCACCGCCAGCAGCTGTTATTGTTGAAAAAGTTGAATTTACACCAGAATTACCTCTAGTACCCGGGCTTACCGCAGCTCCGCCAGCACCAACGTCAATTGGATAAGGGGTTGCAGTTACTGTAATTCTATTTCCTGGTGTTGAATATCCACATAAAGGACTTGCTGTATATGGAGTAACTGGAGATTTAGTTTCTCTATATCCTCCTGCTCCACCGCCACCACCAAGTCCAGATCCACCACCGCCAGATCCACCACCTGCTACTATCATATATGAAACTAGATTGTTTGCTGCGCAAGGGTGAACTTGTGATACACAAAAAGTTCCTGGATTAACAAAAGTTGCAATTTTTGTATTTGCACAATCAGGGGCTGTAACTAAAGTATTACAAGCTCCACTTACTGTAGCAGTTACAAAAGTAATTGCTCTAACATTAGAAGTTGAATCCATTGTATTAACCCATCCTTGTACTGCATCTACATAAACCAAAGTAACTGATTGACCCTCTATATTAAGAGTAGCATCAGCATTAGTTCCACCAATCTTTTCACTTCCATTTGGTGAAACTGTCACATTATATGTTTGCCAAGTTCCTGCGTAATCGGCCATTGAAACTATTGAACCAGCGGCTCCTGCTGGTAAGTTAACTGTAATTGTTCCTGCTGTTGTATTTAAAAAATATCCTTTTCCTGAAACTGCTGTCACAGGAGAATCTCCTGTTACTTTTGGAGTTGTTTCCCAATCTACAGTTCCTGTTCTACCGAAACCTGTTTGACTAGCACCACTACCTAAAGCTACTGTATCTCCTGAACCACCTAAAGTTAAGGTAGTTCCGCATTGTGGTTCAACTGTATTTACTTCTATTTTTGACATTAAACTATTACCAGTGTTCCTGTTACGGTAACAGTTGCTGGAATAGAAATTGGACCTGCAAGAACACCGTTCTCAACAGTTTGAGTTCCATCAATTGTTGCCGCTTGATTATTTATAAATTCATTTGGAGAAGTCTGCCCTCCAATATATTGGATTCCATTTATTACTGCCGTCATAATTCCTCCTACGAACTAATTTGACTGATGTATGACGTAACAATATCACAGCTAGAAGCCGTATTTGAAACTGCCGTTAATACATCGCCTGATTTTAAAACAATTTTTGCTCCGCCTTGAATTAATTCGATTGCAGAATTTGGTGGAATAACAACACCTTTTGCAAGATATTTATTTCCACTGTTGATAATGTAAACATCAACTTCAATTGTAGAAGTTAAAATA